AAAGTGTATATACCTGTTAACACTTTCCTAACACTTCCCCCACAGTTTATTCATAAATAACAGGTGTTACATAACAAGCATATTGTGAATGAGATATGAAAAAAGCTGTCCAATTATGAACAGCTTTTATTATTAACACCGTATTACACAAACGCCGACAGCGTGGATATATTAAGTATTTTTTGTCCGCTATATATAAAACAGTTGATAAGAAATACGGGATTTTGCGGAGCGCTGACAACATCAATTTCCCGCACGTTCGTATCGTAGTTAACTACCGCACCCGTTTTTTCAAATACTTTGCCAGTGGTAATGTCGGCTGTAATGCCTTTTACCATCACGAACATTGTATGCCCTGCTGTGGTAAACAAACTATCACTAACCGTGACTTTATTATTAACTGCCTTTACAGTCTGAAACAATGCCGATGACGTAACGACGTTGCTCGGATTGTTTATCCATTCCGCCGCTGTGCTTTGCAACTGTGTAACATCGGCTTGTAATGCTCCGACATCAGCTTTTATTTCGGTGATATTACCATTTATGCCCGAAATCGTGGTATTGATATTTCCGATGGCGACGGTGTTCGCGTGACAAGCGTCCGAAACTTCTTTTACTTCTTTGTCAACGTATTTTTGTGACGTTGCACTGTTCGTTGATATGGGCGTGTCGGGAACTTCTATATCACCCGTAACCAACCGAACGGGTATTATACTGTTGACGGACGCTGAGTTGTCAATATACATTTTTGTTTGTGTATCGGCGCTCCCGTCGCTTGAAACTGCATAGAGAGCCGTTCCGGTGTTCGGTGCAACGGTAATTTTGTCTGCTTTCGTGTCAACGACTTTCGAAAGCTGATTTATTGCGTTCGAAAGTTCCGCAATTTCTTCCTTTGTCGCTTGACCCGCTTTGAACTCTTCAAAATCTGCAAGAATCCAATATGCAAGCTGTTGCGCCGTGGTACAATCCTGCCAATTATCGGGCAGTGTCAGCGGCATCTGTACCGGAATTTGAATTGTTTTCGACATAAGTATATATCTCCTCTTTCTTTAAGAATCGCGGTTTACAATCTATTATTTCGCCGTAGAGTTTATAAAAACGTTCGCAACCTTCAAGACGTGCGTCGAGCATTGAACGCAACGTAATAGCAAGGCTGTCGAGATTGCTTTCCGCTTCTGCCGTAATCATTCGTTCGCCTTTGTCATATTCAAGCGAATTTATGCCGAAACGCGATAAACACTCGTGTATTGTATTACGTCGCGCGGCTTGCAACGCTTCAATTTGAAGGGGAACGTCGATTTTCATCACAGAAGTGTTTACACCCGTGAACTTGTCTCCGTCCACAATTACAAGCGGTTCACCGTCGCAAGACTGGCGCAAGGCTTCCCGCACGGCTTTAACCTGTTTCGGGTCACCCACGCCAATTATATACGGTCGTTTGTTGCTGTTTATATTATTCTGTATCGCTATGTCAATATCCGTCAATTTGTTCGCGTAATAGTCAATTACGGATAACGGGGAATTTTGACAGATTATTCTGTTTTCGCCGTAAATATTAACGGTGTTCAACATATACGCTATTTTATCCCTATGCATAGTTCGGTTATATCCAACACCGATACAATTATATATAAATGGGAATCCGTATATGTCAAGGCTACTCTGCCCCGTTATTTGCGTATTTATGAAAGAATCAAATTTTTCTTCCCAAAAAATCGCCGCTTGACCCGTTGTCAAGAGGTCATATTCAAGTTTTTTCGCGTTGCAACCTTTGGGCAGTTTCCATTCGAAAAGACCGAACACAATATCAAAAATCATGTTGCGATTGTTACGATATATTATATTTCTTGCTTGCATTATAAAGACCTCCAAACGCGAACACCGCTTGACAGTTTACCCGTTATAAACTCCCGCGCTTCGTCCGGAATATTCCCCGCGATTACAGCATTTTTCAACGTTGTTTGCCTATAATCTTCGCCGTCTTTCGGGAATATATTCAATTCAGTAATAGCTTTATTAAAAGGAAAACCGATATAATTATAAAGGTTTACAATCCGTGTGCGCTCTGAAACGGTGGGAATCATAACATCAAGATATATCCCGAAATCGTTTACAGAGAATAGCGTGTCTGCGCTCGTTGCTCCACCTGTTTGCGGCGGCTCAAAAAGCGTCGCAAGCCCTTGTCCCGCAATATTCAGCCCCGCCGACACTGCCGCCGCTCCGGGGGTTTTTCCCGGAATCGACAGCAACCCCGAAATAATCGCAGGACCGAGTTTATTATCCACCCACGCTTGCGCGGCTGATTGGGTAATCGGAACAGTGGGGAAGCCGGATAAAGTGATAGGCGGTAATATTGCCATTTTTCCGCCAGCAACCGCCGTTGTATTTAACTTCATTTTAACAGATATCGACGGATTCGGACAATTCAGAGCAAACGAAACATAATACCCGATTTGATTTGATTCGTTTATTTCCAAATCCTCAATATTGTATTCTTGTATTACAGCACCAACGCGCAAACGAACTTTCACAGCGGGAGAACTCATCGCCCCGAAAAATTCCGAATTTTTATATGGGAGTGTATAATTGTATTCATTGTTAATAACGGACGAATTTGATGGCATAAGCCATAATTGAGTCTCTCCAACGGGAGTCAGAGTGAACAGACCGCCGATATCTACCCCGAATAATGTTGTAGGAATTGAAACAATTGAAATAATTCGCTCAAGCTGTGAATCCAACGCATTCAACAAAGATATAACAGCGGCTTCCGTATGACAATATACCACGTACCCCAGTGACGGCACCGGGGAACGGTAATACTTGTATGTCGTTTTTTCCGCGTTGGGAAACGATGAAACATAGACAAGTAAAGCGTTGTCGGATGTAAATACCCGTTGACCAAGGGTATATGTTGTATGCGCGGCGGGCGATATATCCCCTCTGTTTGTAATCGGTATTGTTTTATCATTCGACCGTTCAAGAAACCCGCTTTTTATTGTACATTTGTTGATATATGTATGCCACTGGTCGAGAGAAAAATCTACACGAACGCAATTATACGAAAGCCATTCGACACCCTTGATATATGCGTAATATGTGCCGTCGGGGTTCGTTATTTGTACATAGTTTTTCGTGTAGATGTCGTTGTAATTGAAATTTGTTATATCAATCTTAAAAAACTTGTCCGACAGCTTAACGGGCGTTAACGTCGAAAAAGTCAACGCATTTGTAGGAGGGACGGGGGCAGACGACAAGAAATCCGCCCCCGATTCGGCAAAGGAAACATTATACAATTTTACGGTGCTATTCGTTGACATTGTTAATATCTCCTTAAAAGCAAATTAAAGCGTTTCGGTGATAAGCGCGTGTGCGTTCGCAAAACCGACACAGCCGGAAAGAACGCGGCGGCGCAACCAGTAATTTATACTAAGGTCAGCGGGATTTATGATACTTTCCACGGAGAACTTTCTGTCGCGGAACTGCAAATATCCTTCGTCCATAACGATAGCGGCGATTTTCCCTGCATCATCAATTTTGTCGACAAGTACCACACGCGGCTTAAGCCTTATAAGCTCATCATGGAAAGCGGAACTGTAATTATACGTTAGCAGTCGGTCCCACATCGCATAAGTCATCATGATGCGCTGATTTTCCACGTCGCAAAAACTTATTGCGGGTGTATTGCCGTTTTTCGCGTAGTTATAATTGCTTGACGGATAAGTGAGTGCGTTTACGGTATCAAGGAGCGCAATTATAGCCGTCTGTCCCGTCGCAAGGTCGGTCACGGGGGAAATCTGTGTTGCCTTCACCTTTTTTGCGGTAACGTTTGACGCGGCAAGTTTACGGATCTCGTTGTATTCCCATATATTATTGCCGGAATAAAGCGAATTTATGATAGACTGCACCATCACATCGAACTTTTCATAACTTGTGAAAGCGTCGAGAAGTGTATCTTCATAAATAGTTGCTTCGGCTATTTTGTTGATGTTTACCGACAGATACTCGCCAAACGTTACGGGAATTGCCGTTTTGAACGGGTCAGTATATGCGGGTGCGGCGGGCTGTGCATAGTCCGTTAGGGTGACGGGGTTAACGTGGATAAATTCCGCGTCGTAGCCCATCGGTAGCGTTTCTTTCTTGAATCCCGCAAGCGGGTTTTCATACGTTTTTGTTCGCACTTCCTGCAATATGAATTTGTTAAAAAGAGTATTAAGAAATGCGTTTGCTGTTGCTGTATAAGCCATTATTCAACCTTCCTTTCTGCTGTAAATCCGAGAGCCGCGGCGACTTCGGAAATATTGTTTTCCGTTGCGACGGGTACGACGTTTTCAAGCCCCGCCATTTTCACGATTTCGTTAATTGCTTTCATGCCCCTTTCGGCACTGTTCGAATAATTGCCCATTGTTAATACATCCTTCCGTTATAATCTTCTTTTTCTGTTTTTGTGTCTGTGATATTTACAAGCGTTCGGAGACTTGCAATTATCGGTTCAAGGTCATACGTTGTTATTTTGTTTTCGATTTCTTCCAGTTTTGCCTTAATTTCAGCAATCGCGCTTTCAAAATCAAAATCAGAACTTTCAGAAACCGCGTTTTCCGTTTCGACTTCTTCCGAAACTTCTTCCCGTTCATCTCCTTCGGGGCTCTCGTAAATTTTGATATTTTCATCCATCGGTAAAATCCTTTCATAATGTTAATATATGTAAAGGCGGTCGGGTTGCGTCCCGCGCTGTCGGTGGGGAGTGTACACCGTGCAAATACAGCTTTCCCGCCTATACAACTAATAAAGCCCGATAAAGCAAGGTGTGAATAACTTTATACAATAGTCGAAAGCTGTCACTATTTTCGGATTCATCAATACGCGGTAAAGAGTCCCCTCATCCGTCGTTGATATAATTGTTTCCGAATATTCATCGTTATGTGTGTCTTTTCCGGTCGCGCTTGATTTGCTCTTTGCCTTTGATGTGTTCGTCGCGTAGTTATTATCAATCGCTCCTGCACTTTGCGGAGTGTCGGAAAAAATATTGTCCGTTTCGGTCGTGGTCGTTATGCCGGGAGTGTCCGTTTTTGTCGCTGTTCCTGTTTTCGTTTCGGATCCGTTTTGATGTGATAAATACCCGTCTTTATCAAGCTGTGCAAATATGTTGTTAATATACCCTGCCGCGCCTATCATGCAACGGTTGAAATCGAGCAAGTAGCCCGCAGGCGTTCCCGTTTCTATCTCACATTCGCGGTAATAAAGTTCGTAGTATTTTCGGAAACTGTCGCGCAACGCGGTATTTGTTATCAATGCGAAAATGCTTGTTTCCTGCGCTTTCTGTGCAGGTGTCATTAAATTGTGCATTTCTTCGTAACTTATCGTATAACGCGCCATATCTTCACCACCTTTTACAATATTATACACGATTTTTTTTACATTGTCAAGCCTTTTTTGAACGTGGATTTTACAAATTCGTTCAACATTTCGCCAACCTCTATATTTTCGGGTATAAAATCGTTTTCAGATACAGCCATTATAACGGAATTTTGTAGAGCCGTTAATATTTCATTTTTCGGAATTATAGAAAACGGAAACACATTTTTAAATGTGCTATTGCCTTTTTGTTCTGCCGGTTTACAAATAACGAATTTAGCGGGTTTACCTCTGCCGCATAATATTACCCCGTTGTATACACGGAGTTCAAAATCCGCCCCGTTGTAGCGGAAGGAAAACGGCAATTTTTTCGCCCGTTTGAAATCTTCAAAGGTCACGCCGTTTATACCGCTTGTGTGCCGGAAATCGCTTTCGAAATCACCGTCAGAAATCATGTTGCCGCCGTCTACAAGGTCAACAAAATATGAATTTCTGTTCCGCGACACGTCACCGTTCGCTTTGCAATATTCACAGGTGATTTTGAAATCACCCGTTTTTTGATGAATTGTAAAGGTGTTTATACTTCCTTTCTTCATCTTCAACGGGTCGATTCCGTAATGTTGAAAATATGTTGACGTTCTTTTAACGGTGTTTCCGACCATGTATATATTTACATCGTCGCGTTCGCGAATAATCGTTGACAAAAGTATTTGCCATGTTTCGAACTCTCGCGGCAGTTCGGGGAATCTTGTGAAACATTCGTCAAAAAATATTGTTTTGAGTGCTACGGGCAACTGTTCGCCACTGACGTGTTCAGTACCGGATAGGCAATAGACATACCCTACAACGTCACCCGTTTCTTTTAATTTGAATTCGCCGTTGCGGAATGTCAAAAAATCCGGCTTTTGTTTTGAAAAATGTCGGTTCATCGGCGCGGTTTTTATATCCTCTTTCCACCGCCGAATGTACGCGAATTGTTCGCCGCGTTCTATTCCGTCAAGAATAAGTTTGTCAACCTGCCATGACTTTCCATTCGTTTTCTGTCCGAAAATCATCCGAATTTTCGCGCCCACTCTGTCGGCCTCATTTTTTAACGGCATTATGTCATAATAGTTTATTTTTTTGTTTTCCATGCTTTCACCTCTTTATAGCACCATAACAACAATATTGACAGAGCCAAACACGCGACAAGTATGCACATTATGCACATTATAAAGAATAATTGAACCATTATTTTTTCTTTATCTCCTTTTTAGATATAGGTTTCCACCACATACAAACGTAAAATTCATCAACGTACCATTTTATGCTTTTGCATAAATACAAACACCCGTTTCCGAATGGTATTTTTTGACAAAAGCCACAATTTTCACAACGTTTCATTTACATAATCTCCCTTTTTGTTTGTATAAAAATTCTGTGATATTGAAATCGGCTGTATTATTCAGTGTTTCGTGGTATCCTAAATTGTACCCGTATTCTTCACAATAATACATATCGTTTGCGGTAACATTCAAAGTATAACCGCAATCATAAAGCGCAACACCGCCTTTTCCGTATACATTTCCGATGTACGGTATATATTTGTCACCGCTTTTGTAATACATCGTATCGGAAATTTGATTGTTTACGAATTTTTTCGCAAGTTTTACGGGGTAATATTCGCGCCCTATTTCGATATCATCCCATGATTTCGGCGCGTTTTCGGATTTCGGAAAACCTGCAATCGTAAAACCGAATTTCCCTTTTTTCTCCGTGAAATACTTTTTTGCTCCTAAATGCATAAACTTTTCCGCGAAATTCTTTGTTTCTTCTTCGAATTTTCCGAAATTCTTTACAGCATCCCATTGTTCCGGTGCCAGTATCGCTTTCAGAAAATCCACCGTTTCGGGTGAAAAGTATTCTTTTTTCGGTAATTTTATCCGTGTTTTGTCGCTGTCCGTGTCGGAATACACCCAATTGTGCACCCCGATTTCAAGAATTGAATCAATCAAGTCTTTTTTGCTGTATGCGGTAATCCATACCCCCCACGCGAACACCCGCGAAAGATTTTTCGGTTTTTTGTACGGCATTATTTCCGTTTCCCACTCTCCCGAATCGTTTACAGAATAGACGAAATCACGGAATTTTTGAACGTTCGCGCCGTATTCGGAATTTAACATTTCCTTGTTGTGCATATATTCTTGTTCGAGTTCTTCGTGACCGCTTTTCACAATTTTACCTATTCGCTCTTTTTCCTTTGCTAATTCTGCAATAGTCCGTAATAGCGGAATGGGCAATCGACCCATTGACATTACAGGGCAAAACATCAGCGCGGAAACATTTGTAAAATAATAACATTTGTTCAGCATTTCCCACGTTACCGAATCAACGCAACAATATACATCGTATGCGTGATATATTTTTCCGTTAAATGTTGTGACATCTTCCGCGTGAAGATTTATTTTGCTTTCGGAGTATACACAAAACCGCCTATCTTTCGATAACATTTCGTCAATATGCAAATATGCAACAAAGTGTTGTTTTTCTTTAACTGCTTTTTCAAATTGCGGTGTAGCGTTTTCGCGTATCTTTCCGAATTTCATCGGGAATTGATGTTCAAGCATTGTTGCGGGGTATGAACTTTTTTTGTCAAAGCTATACACATTTTCGACGATTTTTCCGAAATATTCCGCGTTTCCACCGGAATACCCGCCATTAAATGCCATTTCAAGCATATCGTAAACGTTTTTCGGAGGGAAAGCCTTACCAGCTTTTGACCGTAGTTCGCGGCTCTCGTCGTTTTTGATGTTCAAAATTCGAACTTTGCCCGTTTTCGTCAACGGTAATTTGTCCAAACCACCGCTTTGCTTAATTTCATTTTTTAACGCCTTTATAACGATTTGACAATCGCGTGCGTTGTATTCATAGTCTCTTGGGGTAAGGTTTTCGCGGTTTCGTATGCCGTCATATTGGTATTCAAGTTTCGGAAGGTTGAACAACTCGCCAAGTTTTCGAACGGATTTATCAAGGAGCATATAGCTACAACGGTATTCAATATTGCGCTCGCTGTCCGTGACTTTTATGGGCTTATGCGTCGTGTTAGCGATTATGTCCGAAAAATGAAAGCCGTTACGGCAGAGGAACTCAAATTCATACGCCAAATTATGCACGTATATTATAGATGATCTCAGTTCGTCAAGAATCGCCGCATATTCTTCCCATGTGTGAAAAAATATCGGCTTTTCGTCTTTCGAACTCATGATATTTCCCAAATATAGCCACGTTGCAACGGGCTTTTTTTCCACGTCGTAAACTGTATTTGTTTCTATGTCCATGACGAAAAATTCGTCATAAGTACATTTCATCGAATTCTTCAAAGTTAAAACCTTTACTATCAAAAGTTCGGAGCAACTGCCCCGCCGTTTTTCCCGTTTGAAAAATAGCCTCGTTTGCTTTTTCTAATGCCGTGTCGGAATCGTAGCCGTATGCCTCTGCAATTCTTTGCGCTAATTTGAAAATGTTCGCGCGTTGTTTATTCGTCATGTGAACAACGTCGTACCACTCAAAACCGTAGCTTGCAAGCGTTCTGTTTGCCGTGTCGACGCGCTCTTTGTATCGCTCTTGCACAACTCGCGGGTTTATCGTCGAAAAGGAAAGAATATAATTCTGTTCTTCTATTTCGCGCTCGATGTCCTTTTTCAAAGTTTTTGTGTTTATTCTCGCGCGTTTCGTGTTAGCAATAATCTGTTTGTAATTTCGTTGCGCCGCATAGAATCCATAATCAAGGCTCTGGCGGGTGTATTTGCCCGCCTTCGCCCAATTTTCAAGAGTTCTTGCCGCCGCGTCGATTTCTTGTTTTTGTGAACGGTAGAGGTTCAATAACTCTTGTTTTGTCATGCTTTATTCCTCTGTCGGCGCGTCAACAATCGTGCCGTATTCGCGCCCGTATTTCGACTTTGTGAAAGTAAGCATAACACGAACGCCGTCCGTTTTTATGATGTTCTCGTCATCTCTCGAAAGCCCGTGAAGTTGTCCTATCATGTTGGGGGTAAGGTACACTTTTTTCTTTTCGGCTTTCAGTTCTTCGAAAATCGCGATTGCGGCGGCGTTGCCGTTCAGCTGATAAATTTCGAAATCCTTCAGCGTAAGCAGGCGGCCTGCAACTTCACGCGCCTTTACTCCTTCCCATTCCGAATACTGTGACTTTGCGTGCTTTGTGTTAAACATTTGTTTGCTTTCTCCGCTGTTATTATTTTTGAGTGTTCGCGGTTACACCCGACCCCGTTCGGGGTTTCGTCGTAATTTTCAACGACTCATCGGGGGTGTTTATTCGAATAATCTGTCGCGGTATTCGCAAATGTAACAATAATCGTCAGCCGTGGTTATGCCATCTTTCATCGCGCACAATATAACGGCTTGTATTGCCCACCACGCTGTTTCGTAAGTTATTGTGCCTTCCTTCAATAATCGGTTATAACGGTCGATAACTTCAATATATTTATTTCTTTCCTTCTTGTCGACCTTTCTTTCCATCTTGTCAACCTTTCTTGTCGAGTTCGTCGATTTCTTCGAAAGATTCGGTTTTGATGATTTCTTCACCGAATCGTGCAACAATCGCTTGAATCAGCTTGTAGCGATTGAGGGGGACTATTATTGTCCCCTCTTTTCCTTTGTTGGTGTAAGTGATTTTTAATTTTGTCATTTTCCTATTTCCTCCGCTATTTTCTCTTTATATGTGAGAATTTCTACGTAATTTTCCTGTGTAATGCCACAATCATGTTGTGCGCACAACATAATCCCGTCTAACATATGGTAAAATTCATGCGGGGTAAAATCATAAAGATTTGCAATTGATAGCGCGTGGTCTAAACTTCTGTAATACTGCTCTTTTTTCATTTTCCTATTTCTGTCTTTCTTTTTTTGTCGTTCGGTTCTCCCGTCCGCATATATAGTATACCACCGTATAGAAATGTAAGCAATCATATAAAAGTAAATGTAAAAAATTTTCGCTAAATAGTTTTTCATATCTCATTCACAATATGCTTGTTATGTAACACCTGTTATTTATGAATAAACTGTGGGGGAAGTGTTAGGAAAGTGTTAACAGGTA